ATGGATTATAATATCCTCCACCTCCACCACCTCCAACTCCTGTGATAGGAGATCCTGGAAATAAAGGTGCAATATTTTTTCCTGCTCCACCCGGACCAGCTGTTCCTGGTGCGCTTCCGCCATCACTTCCAACTCCACAAATTCCACCGCCACCACCTGCATATCCATTTGGTGTACTACCAACTGCTCCACCATTATTACCTTGAGAAGGAGTAAATGGAGGAGTATTACCTGCGCCTCCAGATGTACAAACTGGAAAAGATGAACCACCACCTGAACCACCTGCAGCTCCTTGCATAGAAGATATACCACCCGGTGTTGTAGTAGGTCTACCACCTCCACCGCCACCACCACCTGTTGAAGTGTATGTTGTACATCCTACGACTATACTTGAATCATTTCCACTACCACCTTGACCTCCGTTAACTCCAGGATAACTATTAGGTACTCCTCCACCACCTATAACAACTGCTCCTAAAGCAGAGCCTCCTGTTACTGCAACAGAACAAAATTGTCTAACGCCACCAGCTCCACCGCCACCGCCTCCGATGTTTCCTGCTGTAACAGTACCGCCAGATCCTCCACCTGCTACGACTAAAAAATCAATAGCTGATGTTCCTGGTTGAAGAGTTACTGCCGAAGGTGTACTTGATGTTACTGTGGTAACGGTTTCAGGTACTAGAGCACTTACAGTGTTAGGTGGTCCAATTATGCCTCCATTAGCCATATTAATTTAACCTCCTAGTCTGATATTATCTCATATGAAATCAAACATTCAAGATCACTATTTGCAGAAGCAGTTCCTTTTATAATTTCTGTTTCTTCTAAATAAAAAGAACTATTTTTATCAACAACTGCAAGAGTTGCATCAGCAGGTACAGAAATTGTACTTGCAATAGCTCTATCATTAGAACCATCATTATATTTAATGGTTACATCTGCGGCATTAGTGCCGTCAATATTTGAAACTAAAATAGAATTTATTTTAAAAACAGTATTCGCTGTTGCTGTAACTAAATTTGTCTCTGTAGTAGTTAAAGCAAATACATCTGTTTTTCCATTTATCGTTGCAACATTGACTATATTTGGGTTTGCCATATTATCCTCCTATCCAAAAACAATTGCCATTGCAATAGCCTTACCTGTTGATATACCTGCAGTGGAAAAAGATAATTGTCCACTAGCATCCGTTATTAAAGCTTGACCACTTGTTCCATCTGAAGATGGTAGTTTAAAATAAGTAGATGAACCAGTATTACCTATTCCGTCTACATTAATATTTCCTAAGTCAGCCATTACATCAAACATTTTTGTACCAGTAGTATAAACTAAAGTTTTAGCACCTTGTTTAAGTGCAACACCGTTTGCAGCATGACCCGCATTAGAAAAAGTTAAAGTTTGTGTACCGCTTGTATTATTAAAAACTGTATATTTTGTTTCTACAGCATCTGTAAAAACATGTATATTTCCAGTTAATGCTCCAGTAAATTCTAAAACTGCATTATGTACTTGGTCATCAGTACCAGCATTATCAGTATTACCAGTAGAATTATTTGAAACTAACGTAACATTAGCACTACCCGCAACGTTGACAGCTTGATATCCTTTTATTGAAGCATCTAATCTGTTAAAAACAAAATTTGTTAAATTACCCCAATTACCAGAGTTTTCACCAGAAGCTTGTCTTTCTAATTTTAATCTCGATGTAAAAGTTGACGTCATGGTTTTTTATACCTTATTTATTAATTTATGTAAATAATAATATATTGTATTCATTTGTACACTAAATATCAGTCCATGTAAAAGAATTATTTGATGTAATCGGATCCCAAAATCTTAACTCAAATGGTGTTACATTGGCTTGTAAACCATCTATTTGTAAGAAATTTTGAGAGTTCGGTATTATCGAAGCAACATTAGCTGTTACCTCTATACCTGAAATATCTAAAGTTTGACCTATTATAAAAGATGTACTACTTACATTTGCATTAGCATTTATACCTGTAATAGGTATTATGTTTTGTGATGTAGTAGTAACACTACCAACATTAGAATTTATTCCTTGACCAGTAATATTAAAGAAATTTGCTGTACCAGTAACAACATTTCCTAAACTTGTTGTTAAGTCAAAACCTGGTGTTACAATTGTAACTGCTCCGCCTGCAGCAATAGAAAAAGTACCAATAAAAGTATTTGCTTGTTGACCAGTTATGGTTATTGGAGCATTACCAGTAACAGTAACACTGCTTACATTTGCATTAGCATTTATTCCGGTTATTGTAGTATTTGCAGATGCTTGCGCAATTGAAAAATTAAGAGCTGTACTAACTTGTTGACCTGTACTTGCAAATATAGCTCCATTACCTGTAAGAACTAAACCAATCGGAGAATTCCATGCACCTTCGTTCCATGCTTCTCTACCCCAACCTTGACCAAAATTTACTGATGGTAAAATTTGTTGTCCAGTTATTGCAGCGGCAGCATCAGGTGATGAATTCCACGCACCTACATTCCAACCAAGTCTTCCCCAACCTACACTTGCAGTCATAAGGATTTCCTCCTTATGCTATTCTGATTAAACCAGCAGTAGAGTTTGCAGTAGGAAACTGTAATTCAAATGTACCGTTAGTAGAAGTTTTAACTCCTCCAAAATCTAAAACTGCAATAGCAGAATTAGAATTGTTTGCATTATACAATAGTGCAGCTTGAGCAGATATAGTTGCATTTGAAAATGAAACATTATCAGCATCAAAAATTGCAGTTGTTCCATCAGTCGAAATTGCAACATTCGTTAAAGTTGCTCCGCCGGCTGTGTAATTTGTACCACTAGATGAAACTTCATTAGATGTTGTGTACGCAGGTGTATTTGCAGCTAATGTTGCAGTGTTATCGTATAAAGCACACTTTAGTGTTTGAGCAGCTAGATTTCCACCAGGATTCATTAAATCTTCTTTGAATACTGTGCAAATTGCTTGTGTTATTGCCATTTTATTGTCCTCCAGTTAAAGTGTTTTCGCCTAGCGGACTTCCAGGAAACTTGTAGTCTGTTCTTCTTCTTCTACGAGCTTCATTATTTATGGCAGTCACACTTTCGACATACTTTTGTTTATATATATTATAGTCTTCCATGTTCTTTGTAAAGAGATTTGCTTCAGAAAGAGAACCATATAATAAAGCATCAGAAGCATTTTCAGTATACCAATTAGTAGTATTAGTATTGGATAATGGATTAATTTTACCTTGATAACCTATTTTAATATCATAATTTTGATCTGGTGTAGGAGCTACATAAATTCTATTATCATCAAAATTAGTAAAGTATTTAGGTTCTCCTTGTAAAGAATTATTTGGCCAATATTCTTTTATAAATTCTAATGTTTTCATTTCTAAATATTTAGCATTAGAGCTTACTATAATCTCTACATAATTAAATAACATTGGTTCTACAGCAGTAGGAAGATTTACAAATCTATCTCCTTGAACCATAGTTGAATTTACATTTTCATTAAAACCAACAGGGTCTATATCTCTTGATAATTTAGTTTGAGTATTATCTATGAAAGTATCTAATTGATTTGTAAAGTCTGTACCTGTATTTTCTGCCCATGTTTGAATATCAGTCTTTAGACTGGTGTATGTCATTGTCATTTTTAGTTACCTCATCTACTTTAAATTTAGTCCACACATGGCCTGCAAATGGATGCGTTCCATAATGTGTTAAAGGAGTATTAACATCTGCATATATCTTGCCACCAATTTTTTGCCATAATCTACAGAAAGCATAATCCTCTGATAAATATCTATTACTTTTTTCATCAATAATACAGTCAAAAAAAGCATAGCAATTTTGACTTGAAAATCTTTCATTATTTATTATTTGGTCACTTGTATATTTTAAATTAGGGTAAGCTTCTCTCATTTTTATAAAAACTTCTTTTTTAATACACATAAAACCTGTTGCTGCATCTAATACTTCTGTAAATCCATTAGTAACTTTTATGTTTGCAGGGTTAGCAAAGTTTAAATTATAACCTAATAATTTTTGTTCTATATTTTCTAAATCGTTTTTTTTAGCATAACCTTCAATGGCTTTAAAATCTATTGATTTTCTAGGATATATTCCACAAGCAATATCATAATCTGACTCTAATAATCTTGATACTGCTTCTCCAGTAAAACCTATGTCGCTATCTATAAACATTAGATGTGTAAACTTATCTGGATCTTTTTCACAATAATCCATAAATTGAGTTACTAAAGTATTTCTTGCTCTTGTAATAAGACTTTCATTTCCCATAGTATTTACATGGCATTGAAATTTATATTTATTTGCTAATGTGATTGTATTTAATAAACCGTGTAAATAACCTTCACTCAAAAGACCGCCATAACAAGGTGTTGCGATCATTACACCTTTATTTTTTGTATTTGTCATGTTATCGATACTGTAACACTTCCTAATGCTGTTGATAACAAATTTGTGCTTGCTTGTGCTATTCCATTAGCAGGTATATATCCTGCATTTGGAGGAAAAATAGGTTCTATTTGATCTGGTACACCACCTTGAACAGATATATTTGCTTTAGGCCTTGCATTTTCTAACGCTTCAGCATCTGTAAAATACATTAAATCTAACTGAGGTTGTTTCGCTTCAAATTCAGATACATGCACAAAACTACCGTTCCATTCAAAAACCATTTCATTGTATGGAAAAGCTAATCCACTTCTATCAGAGATAGCTTGTGCAAACCTACCACTTGCAAATTTGTTGTGAGGTGCTCTATGAGGACGTCTACCTCTATCTGCTAATTTATTAGACATTAACTGTAAAACCTATTTGTTGTTGCTGGTAATATTCTAGTAGAAGGTGTATCATCACCAGCTATTAATCTTTCATAAGCTTGTTCGTAATCTAATTTTAATTCAGCCCTCTGTGGTTGTTGTATATTAACTCTTTTTTTAGAAAGATAATAAGCTAAACCAGCACACATACATTCAAAAGCTCTAAAAGGTACATCAGTTGTTTGTTCTACACCAGAAACTGTAGAAGCAGTTATATCCATTATTTTTCTCATTCTATAATATCTTAAAGTATATGCCTTATCTGGAGCTGGATAAATTTTAATTACAGGAGTGTTTAATCTTTGTAAATAAAATTGAGTTGGTCTAGATTGTTGAGTTTTATTTGAAATGGCTGCATAATCATTAATACCTAAACGTGTCATTGAATATTCAGTTCCGTCATCAACAACATTAGCATTAATAATATCTACTAAATCATAGTCTAAAGTATATTCAGTAGTTCCTTGACTTACTGATAAATCTTTTAATTCAACTGTCCATTGATTGTAACCTCTATTAGCCCAATCACTAAACATAATATTTAAACTACGTCTAGCTGATCGAACATCATAACCTAAAATAGGATCTCCTCCTATTCTATCATATGCTTCTTGTATTACATCAGTAACTGTTAAGTTAAATGTAGCTGTATTTGATGTAGCCATTTATTATCCA